CTAAGAAGGCTGAGATGCAGCGTTCTGACCCGTGCACATGCTTCTGCTCTGATTGTGTTGCTGCTTGTCGTTCCCGGGAGCTAGCCTGCTTGCTATCCAAGCGGGCTAGGTTCATCTTGCATTCCTGGGGACGGGCGACGAGGAACTGCTTGACCTTCTCGATGTAGTCGATCTGCTCTGCGGTGCTGGCGCCTTCACTGGCGTTTTCCAGCCCCATCATGCGGACCATGTCCGCGTCGCTGTACTCGCCAATGAGGATGCTGGTTTTGTAGTCCTTGCCGAGTTTGTTGATGGCTGCTTCCAGCCGGTGGTGTCCGAAGGCAATCTGATACCCTTTGCCGTTGGATCGTGCTGCGAGGCCATCCCAGAAACCGGCTTCCTCGATGCTTTCTTCCAGCGCGGCGATGGTGTCAGGGTCTCCGGGCCTTCCTTTGTACGGACTGAAGGGATTCTCGTGTAGGTCCCCCAAGCGAACAAGTTCTCTTGTGGTCTTCATGCGGCCTTTCTCCTTTTCCGGGGCGGGGCTCCCTGGGCCTAGTACTATAGCATACAAGTTGGATAATGTCTACAATACCATACTAGCTCAGCTTCAGGAACTCCTTCGCGGCCTGCTCCTTGGAAACGTACTTGGCCATGAGCGGGTTGTTTTCCGCCGTCCAGCCCTCCAGCTCCCGAATACCCAGCCGGTGCGCCATATCGAAAACCCGCACCAGCGGGTAGCGCATACCCTTCAGAATGCGGATGAACTCGAACGCATCGCCGCGAAAGAGCGCATCTTCAGCGATCTTCTTTTTGCCGTGGCAAATGTTGCAGATGGAAACGAGGTTTTCGGCCTGGTGCGGATCGACCTTCAGCCTGCCTGTATTCGCGCATAACTGACAGGATCCACGGTCGAATTTTTGCCCGTCACATCTCGGACAAATACCAACCGGGAACTCCTGCTCGATCCAGCGGCGCGGGAAAGTGTGATCGATGTGCTCGCGCACGCGCACCACGGTTCGCTTGGCCACCATGGTGAGATAGCCGTAGTTCTGATGGCAGCACGTACAGATGGTGCGGTGGGCCGCGGACTTATTCTGTTTCGGGAGGGTGGTCCACTTGCCTTTGCGCTTCACGGAGCCTTTGAGCATGATGTTTCAACCTCGGGATTCCCGCACTGTGGCGAAGCTGTTCGGGCGTCCAACTACTCATCTCGGCGTGCATGAACATCCAGAAGGTTTCCTGATCGCGGATCCCCAGTATCTTGGCGATGCGGATCACCTCGCACTGGACGTGATAGCGCAGATCGGCCGTCACTCGCCAGCTCATCGACACCTGCGGATCGAGACGCTTCTCGGCTCGAGCCTCGCGGTATTCGTGAATGGTTTTGTGCTGCCCGGCACCGATGATGTACTCCTCGGACCGGCCTTGGTCAAGCAACCAGCGGATCGCTTGCATCTTCTCGCGGACACCTTGCGCACCTTGGCCAGAAGCATAGGCGAGAGCCTTGGCACTCTTTTCGACATTTTCGGGATGGACCTGGCGCGTGACGCGGACCAGCTCGGCCCAGTTGTGCCGCGCACTCAAAGCGAAAGTGTTGGCCGCTTCACTCACTTCAATCTCCATACGCGATTTTGGTGCGCGTGATTGGTGACTTTGCGGCTCTTTACCCACACCCCGGTGAAAACCCAGTCATCCCCACGGAATAAACTTCCAGCGCCGTTTCCAAGGGAGTTCGGATCGTAGCCGTAGGCAATCAACCACTCGGTAGCGTCATCGGCAGTGGCTGTCCGGCTTGGCCGGGTCCTAGCGATGTTACGCAATGCGGCCCTGACTAGACTGAGCAACTCCGCCCTGGAATCAGCGGAGATTTTCATGCCTTGTTCTTTGCGCGTCTCGCCACGCTTTACGTCCATCACAAACTGAGGGAATAACGGCTGGCTCATAGGGTCCGGCCTACGCAGGTATCGAACTTGCGGGTGTCTTTCGGTAAGTGTCCCCCATTCTTGGAACGGACCCAGCCCATTTCCTTCATCGTTTGATCGAGGTTGATGGTCTTGCCATCTTCCTCAACGGCGAGCACCGCGACCACGTAGGTGTAGCCTTTGCGCGTGCGCCAGGTCTCTTCGAGTCTCCGTAGAGTGCTCACGCCGAAGTACACAACAGTGATGGCTTTCGCGTTGACAACTTCACCAACTCTCATGGCTTCGCCTTCATGGGATAAGACTCCTCATGATTTCTGACGGCACCGTGCCAAAGATGCACCCGCATTGCGAACAGAACACGATTGCGATCAGCGATTCGTTTCGCCAGACTCCGAGCTGCTCAAGGGTGGATTTGCACTCCGGACAGTGCGGCCTTCTTGCTTGTATTTCGGGGGTTCGCTCATCGATGGTCTTCTGGCTCATCTTGGAGAATTCCTTCGCGTCGGCGACTGGCGTCTCACTGAAAAAAATCAGCACCTCAAGTTTTTCTGGAACGCCGTCTGGGAAAAAATCTTCGATGCGTTTGCTGATCGGATGGCCTTGCTTCAAACGTTCGATGTTGCCGGGCTCGAGCACCATCAGCATTGCCGGATGATCGCCTTGTTGGATCACGAGTGTGTTCATGCGTTCTCCCTATGTGAATAGCGTAGTTTTCCCCGGCTCGCGGTCCACAGGAACGACCGGCGTCTTGCCGTCAATGAATTCCTGACCAGCCACGTTCTTGAGTCCCACGAGATTCCGGTACTTGCCTTTCTGGATGATGTAGACGTCGGCCTGTTTACCTTTGGCCTTTTCCAGAATTTCGTTGATGTCCTTGTCCCACGAGGATAGATCGTATTTCCGTTTCTTCCCTTTGAGGGTGATATAGGCCATGTGCTTACCCTTCGGCGTGATGACGTGGTTCACCCGCTCGACGGTGCCAAGCAGGCGAATAGGTTCGGGAGGCATGGGGGCAGCGATTCGGTGTTCGGTGGGCTTCCGGCTGCCCCCGCCTTTACCAGCCGCGGATGCCCGTTCAGATTCGGGGATCTTACCGGGCGTCGTGCTCGGGCTGGAAGCCTTTGTGATTCGTACTAGGTAGTTGTGTTCCTTAGCATACGCCAAGAGGCGCGGAACGTCAGTCTGCTTGATGTGGTTCCACGAGTCGGCTGAATACCAGAACACTCCACAAGCCTTCAGCGGTCCGAGGATCTCAGCCAGGTCCCCGCGCACGATCGGACAGACTTCGGACTTGTAGGGTCCGGGATTGCCGGTGTAGTCGATCTCGATCTCTCCCGCCCACTTTGTATTGCTAGGCTGCTCTTGCACAGGCTGTCCTTGTGAGGCTTTGGGCACCTGGGTGGTGGGAGGTGTCGTCTGCGCCTCTTTTGCACGCGCCTCGGCCACGTCCATTGCTTCCAGCTCCCCGGCAGAGTGGTCGTCGGCGGGACACTTCCCGAAATCGCACTGGTGCTTTTCGCACCACGTTCCTCGGGCCTTGGACTTCGCCATCACATCGGCATCCGGCTCGCGCGGCTTGTCCTGCGATTTGCGGTACTCCTCGGTGCGGCTTTGTTCCCGGCCTGACGGCGACACGCCGTCGTGGTAGACCTTCCGGCCACCCGGAGTGTAATCTTTTTCCACTCCCGGCGAGTCCGGTTGCTCCTCGTCCTCATCCGGCGGTACGTCCCACTCATCGGGCCCAGCCGCGAACAGCTCACTCATAGCACCCAGGTTGCGGGTTCCCTTCACCAGCCCGCGCTTCTGTCCGATCTGCCTGACTTTGTTCCGTTCGTTGTGAATGTTGGGGTTATCGATGCGGATGTACCAGACCTTCTTACGGCCGACTTTCTTGCCCTTCTGCCAGTCATCGACCCAGCGCCACTGCCCCATCTTGGTCTGGTAGCCCTTGTTGACCTGCTCATCGTTGGGCAGGAAACCGGATTCCGCCCAGATGTACCGATAGTTCGTCTCCATCGTGGAGCAACTGGCTTCCGGCCCCTCGAAGATTTCCTCGCCCGATTGTTTCACATGGAACGTGCAGTAGCAGACGATCTCCAAGTGGCCATCACCCAGTTCCAAGACGGTCTTGTGGTAGCGCGGCTTGATGTTGAGCCACAGCATGAATTTCTCGGCTCCGGGCTGCTTCAGGAACGGTTTGCTGCCCGGGATGGTGCCCCAGTCCACCTCGAGCGCGGTGAGTTTGTCGCGCAGCTCCTCGATCCGGTCCTTCTCGGCTTTGCTCAGTTCACGGTTCTCCGCGAGGGCCTTGTCGTGAATTGCGGCCATCTCCTGACCGATCCGCGGAGCCTGCTTCTGGTAGTCCACGTTCAGGCAGCGCATCACAAACCTGCGGACCTGTTCCATGTCCCGGGCGGTTTCGAGGATCTTCGGCGCCACCGCAAAACGCGGTTGGGAAGTGAGTTGCGGAGGCTCAACTTTTATGATCTGCGCACTTTTGCGCACTTGTGAGACTTTTGTCCTTTTGCGGGGTTTTCGTGGCACCCTTCGACGTTCTGACCGTCTTTTGGCATGTTTTTGAGGCATTCAGGAACTCCTCTTCTCTTCGGCTTTTACGCCGGGGAAGATTTTTTCCATAGCTTCCACACTCTTTAGCTCGCGTGCCGTTTTGCTGAGCGCGTCGTCGGACACGTTGATGTAATCCCACCAATCGATGGTGAACTGTTCGATCTTGCCATCGGGCCGGGTGACCGGAACCGTCTGTGTGGTTTGCTTGGCCATCAGGTGCCTCATGAACTGGACCACGAACTTGCGGCGGTCGAGGCACTTCGCGGAATAGTTCTTCCGGGAGATGCTGCCCGGCACATGCGGCTTGAGCGATTCGACCTTCGCGCTGGGCGTGGTGGCAATGTGCTCCTCGGCGTCGGCCTCAGCGGCTGCGAGATCCGCTTGTTCCTGCGCCCCGGCAGCTCGTAGCAACATCACTGACTCCCGCTTGGTGATCTCCTTGGTCTTGAGCAACTGATTGATCTCGGCAATGCGCGTCTTCTTTTTTTCCGCAGCAGTGATGGCATCTTTGTTCAGCTGGATTTTGGCTTCCTCGGCGCGTTGCCGGTCCAAGCGTTCCTGCGCTTGCCGCTGTTCGAGTGCGGTGCGGCGTTCTTCGGCTTGCTCCCATGCACCGATTTTCCCATCAGCTATACCCTTGGCAATCTCGGCGGCGTTCGACGCCTTGTTGAACTTGGTCTGCACCCAGTCCTTGGCCTTGTTGATCACGCTTTTGATGGGATGCGCGATGACTTCCGCATCTTTCTGCAAGCCTCTCAGCTCCACACTCTTTTGCTTCATTTCGGCGCATTCAAATGCGTTGGTGACCTCATGGGTTTCGACATAGCGGCGCAAATCGGATGCCCGCGCTTCGATGTCCGCGAGGCCACTGGTCATCAGGGTAAGTTCTTCCGACTGCCACGAACGTGGAACCAGTTCGGTTCCCGGTTCAGTTGTCATTGGGAATTCCTTTCGCATTAGTTGGCGTGGTTTTGTATTGTCCACTAAAAACGATATGGAAATCAAGCCTACTTATTGTCGATCCGAAGATGCTCACGAAGGCGCTCATGGTTCAAACGCAGTTGCTCATCGAGCCGTGATGGCGTCACCACTGGTGGCGGCGGAGGATTGAGGGTAATGGCCGCGTGCTCCACACACAAGATCGTCCGGCTTGGCGGCACGGTACTGGCGTGCTGCGCACAAACCGGACGATGGCAAGTGAACGGCGTTGCCGGAAAACTGCTCACCCGCGTCGGCAGGCCCAGGACAAATCCGCAACTCGCCGCCGATGGCCGGTTGCAGTAGAAGCACTTCACCGGGCTTGGGTAGAGTGGGAAACTTTGCATTGCCGCCTCAGTTCGACGATAGCACCACCAAATTCATGTGTGACACGCCCATGCTGGTGACTCTGCTCGGCGAGCCTTCACCCGCAGGCGTCGTCACTACGGTACCCGCACCGTCACCAAAAACATAGACATGGAACGTCACCACCGCGCCATTCGCGTAGGTCCCGATCGAATTTCCGGCACCCCTGAGGCACGAGTTGTTGTTTTGCGCCTGCGTTTGCGACTGCGCGAACCAGTTGGTGCCATCGAAAATGCCCGACTGCCAGCCTACGCCACCATTCATGAAATAGCTGTAATCGCCAATGACGCGCCACGGACCGCCGCTGCCGGGGAAGGTAATGGTGATGGTGTCGACTTGCGTTTGCGTGTACGCGCTGACGCCCACGTTGCTCGCAAGATTCTTGTTGCTGCCCGAGTTCACCACTTTCGGCAGCGTGGGACCGTTGATGGTCACCTGGCCAGAGCCTCCCGCGACCAGCGTCATGTTGGTGCCAGCAATAAGATTAAGCAGCGTCTGGACAGCGTTCGGAGAGCCGTTGGTCTGAAACGCTGGCGGCGTGAAGGCGGCTGCGGAAATGGTGACCGCACCACCGGCATTGGCGAGTGTGATGTTGGTGCCGGCCACGAGGTTCAGGAGATTCTGCAACGCATTGTTTACGCCGTTGGTCTGGAAGGTTGGAGGAGTCCCGGCGCCTGCGGTGATCGCGTTGGTCAGGTTAGTAGTGAGCGTCGTTAGATTGCCGTCATCGAGCACGTTGATGCCGAGCACATTGCTGATGAAGTGGGCCAGCGCCGCGCACATCATGCTGGTCTGCCGCCAGATCTTGTTGGCCTGCTGCGGCAGCGCAATGCCCGTCTGGAATCCCAGCGTCTGGTAACCGGATCCTGCGAAGTTCACCTGGCTGTCGGCGTTGTTTCCGATTGCGGTCGCTACCGGCAAATAATCGATGGTTGGCATGGCTTCTCCTATTCAGGCTGAATGATGGCGACGCTGATGACTTCACTGCTCGGCTGGGCGGAAGGATTGTCGGTGATGAACCCGGTCGATGTTAGCGAGGTGACGTGGTGTACGAAGTTGCTCATGATCGGAGTGATTCCGGGCGCGCTGATGAGCAATGCGCTGCCCACCGGGAAACCTGCGTTGCCCGGCGTGGTCCACTGAATGGCGATGGATGAGTTCACGAAACCGCTGGCGTTGATGATCCATTGGACCGGCACCAGCCAGTAGCCTTCATTCCAACCGGCATATTTCGGCGGCGTTTCAATGTTCCACGCGAACGTTGGTGATCCTGGCGGCGCACTGGGCGTGTAGTAGCCTTTGATTCTCACGCCTGCGGGTCGCAGATTGAAGTAACCCTCGGAGAGAATGGCTCGCAGGATCGGATCGGTCGGCGGATTGGTGAAGATGTAGTCGATGGACATGTCCTGCTCGTCCTGCAGAACCATGCCGTAACCCAGTGCGCCCATCGAAACGTTCCACACCCCGTAGACTCCCGGCAAGGTGCCGTCCCACACGTTCTGCGCAATCTGCAATCGCAACAGCACGCGGTATTGGCTATCGGGAAAGTTGGTGTAGACCGTGCCGCCAGAAACCACGGACTGAAACATTTGCCGGTTCACACCCACAATCGCGCCGAGGGTGTCGAGCTGCACACCGACGGCGGTGTCAAGATCCCACGCCGTGTCCATGGTGGTTTGCACCGTGGTGACATCCACCAACTTTTGCAGCAGTGCCTGAAGAAAAGCATTTAGCTTCGGCGAATTGCGGTACTCGCTGGTGAGCAGATTCATGTAGTAGCTGAGCGGCATCGATTCAACCGGCGCGACGCCAAACTCTCCCGAACCGTAGCGCGGCAGTGCGATGGGTGGGCCCGGTCGGTTGATTTTGATTGGCAGGTTCATTGGGCTACACCAGATTCACGATCACGTTGGCGATCAAGCCTTGCGCGACCTGATTGAAAAGCATGGGAATGTCGGCGGTGTCCACGGGCGTACTGAACGGATCGAGAAACAGCGCGTAGATCGAGAATGCCGGCGTATCGAGGTCCGGAGTGACACTCATGGCTGCCGCGTACAGTGCCGACTGTGTGACGATTTCACCGATCTGCAGGCTGTTCAGGTAATTCACGATGGCGGTTTGCAGCAGTCCCGGCATGGCGCTGGTGAAGTTGCCGAGCGCATGCACGTTCATGGTCACCCAGATGGGCACATACGCGGGACGGTAGAAATTGATGTTCATGACCGTGCCGGTATTGGGGTCGGTGATCGCCACGGTGGTGGTGCCGTTGGGATACACGCCCAGGCCGCGCTGGTTGTAGATAGCCTGCGCCACGGCGGCATCGGTCGCGCCCTCGACTACGGCGGTGACTGAATGCGGAGGATTGCCAAGAGCATCCACGGCGCTGGTGAAATTCTCCACCACGTTGTAGCGCGTCACTCCGGGAACGGCGGCGACGGCGGCGGTGACGCCCTGAAGCATGGTGTGGCTGGGGATCGAGACGGAGATGGTCTGGCGAGCGCGAAGCTGCGAGTCCGTTTCAATCGCCGTTCCGGGAATGGCCGCGACCGGATTGGTCACACTGGTCCATCCGGGCTGTGGCGTGGCGATGATGTTGATGGCATTCGGTTCGGCGGCGACATCCCCTGCGGTCGAGCAGGTGGCCGAAACCGTGACCGTGCCGCCCACTCCGATCGTGACGGTCGTTGGCAGCAGCCAGATATTTCCGCTGGTGTCTTCGGCCTGGCCGCTGGTGATGACTGCATTGGGCGTTCCAGTGATGAGTACTTGTGCGACCGAGAAGGTGTACGGCAGACGCGCGATGCCATTCAGTTTCACGATGCGGTCGAGGCCCGCGCCGACAGCGGTGGCCGGAGAAGACTGGTTGTAGACGAATTGCAGCGCCGCGAGCACGTCGCTCATCTTGAGCGAGAACACCGAGATCAACTGGTAGATCGCCGAGTCCACGCCCACGTACTGGTTCGCGCCGTAGATCTGCTGATACTGCGCCAGATTGTCCTGCAAGATGGCCTGATAACTGGGAATGGTGAGTCCCGCGGCGGTCAGGATCGGTGGAACATAGGTGCTCATGTGATCTCCCCTCCTGTTCCCGGCAACGGCACATTGCTACTGGGACCGGAAATCGAGATGGTTCCGAAACTGGTATAGACCGTGGCGGCATAGTTGAAGCTGCGGGTCGTGGGATTGAATTGCACCTGCACGTTGGTCACGGCGGAAACATACGGCGTGCCCATGATGCGCGTGGTAAGCGCGGTGGTGGCGAGATCCTGTCCGGTCCCAGTTTGCCGACGATAGCCGAGGATCTGCTGGAACAGCGGCGTGCCTTCGAGCAGGTTTTCCCACCACTCGCCCTCAAACAGCAGCAAACGTGTCTGGATGGCTTGCGCGACGGCATCGAGATCGCTCAGTTCGGTCGTGGGATCGAACAGCGGATCGTAACGAGCATCGAGTTTCAGATAAAGAATTGTGGGAACTGTGCTCATGTCACCGGTCCTGATGTGCCGCCGCCAGTTTGCACGCCCCCGTGCGTGTGCATCAGAAAATCTTTCGCGTCAATGGTGGTATCGCCACCCGAGCTCACGATGTGCACGACGCCTTGCGCGTTGATGTCCACGTCGCCGCTGGCGTTGATGGTGATTTTCCCGGTCTGATCGATCGAGACCAGCGCCGTCCCGGCATCGTTGCGCACTTGGATTTGATCGCTGGCGTAGGACGGGAGCACGCGCGTCTGGTTCCAGCACCCGGGAATGAAAAAACAGTCGGTAAGATCATGCCGACGTCGTTCATGTTGCGGTTGCTGGATGGGAGGATTTTCGCCCGGCGGTTGCTGTCCGCCCGCGAGCCACCAAAGATCGAAAGCGGTGTCGGTGAAAACCAGCAAACCTTCGTCGCCAGCTTGGATCGGCACGGTGATTGCGAAGCCGCCCGCACGCGGCACCACGATAGGAACATTGTAAATCGCATTGATGGCCACCCACTTCGGTCCATCGGGAAACTTCACCAGCTCCTTCATGGCCACCTGTACAGCGGCACACTGCGTGGCGGTATCGAAACTGACCACGATGGCGGGAGCGGCCACACGCAGATCGTGCAGTGCGTTCTGGATGGCGGTCTTCCACATGGCGGTGTCCGCGTAGTTCAGTTGCGCGGGAGTCAGGTGCGCGGGTTGTGGGGTGTTGCCCAATTCATCCTCCTGGTCCAGTGACGCCCTTCTGCTGAGCGTTAAATGTTCCGGTGAGCAGCCCTTGCGCATACAGCCGGGTGTACGCCTGCACCGAGGTGTACCATTCGTTGCCGCGAGAATCACCATGATGGGTGACTTGCCCGACCACGTACAAACCGCTTTTGTCCAGCGGGGTTTGCAGGTTGCCGGGACCGCCGGGGCCGCGCAATTTGAGTTGCGCGATGAGTGCGCCTTGTTCGATCTGGATCAGCATGGGCGGCACTCCCACATGCAAGCGCGGATCGAGCAGCACCTCGAAACTCACGCCCCACTGGCTTTGTCGCGGTGTGCCCACGATGCTGCGGGTGATATTGCCGGCATTCGATGGTCCCGAACCGCTGGTGACGTAGCCGGGAGGGTAAGGCGGTCCGTAAATAATTTGCGGGGTCAGAGAAACCGCCGGGTTATAGAGTTCGGTCATGTAGTCTTTGTTCTGCTTGATGAAGTGGCTGATGAAGTTGCTGTCGCTCATCTCGGCGATGTATTTGCTGGTCGAGCCCCAGAAAGTTTTCCCGCGCGGAAAGGTTTTGCCGCGCAGCGTGGTGGCCGCGTAATCGCTGGTCTGCGTGCCGGCGTCGCCGCCCACCTTTCCCATCATGGTTTGCACCGCTTGATACTGCGTGGTGTCGTTGCCTGCCGCGTAATTTACGAAGCCCGCGGTGAGCATGTACGGTCCGACCACGCAGTTGAAAATGATGGTGGTATCGACGACGTGCGGACGGTCGTACATGACCTGCAGCACCGGGCCGTCCCAGATGATCGAGGATTTGTTCGAGCCGGTCTGGTAACCCGCTTCGAGCGTGAGCCACTCCGCGTTCCACAACAGATTTTGCAAATCGGATTTATCGACATTGTAGACCGTCACCGTGGCAAACCAGAACGGACTGGGCAGCACGCTTTCCTGCACTTCAAAGTTGATGCGCAAGGCTTCCGGCTCCCAACCACTCTGACTGAGCACGATGTTTTGCCCGATGCTGGTGCGCACGGAAACTTTGTAGGCGCGGCCCCACAACGGATCGCTGCTGACGGTCGGAGTTGAAGGCGTCGTGCTCATAGATTCCCCAACGTCGCGGGCGGCGTATCGCCCCAACACAACTGGAAGCCGGTACCGAGATCCGTGGTGCCAGGATAATCCGAGGCGTCATTCCCTTGATTCAGCAGGTATGCGGCACCGATCTTCAGATAGCCGTACTGCGCGAGGATGTTCCCAGCCGGATACCAGCCGGTGACCATGGGCAAGGAATCGAGAATGATGTCTCCAGACTGGTCATAGATCGACAGCACCCAGTAACCCGCCATATTGCTGAAGCGCAGCGCCAGATTGAGCGTGAGCGGGTTGCCGTCGACGGTGAGGTTCACGCTGAAGGTCTGATTCGCCGAGACGGTCAGCGGGATGATCTGCCCGGAAGCGGGTGCCGCGTTCGGATCACGCTGGATGGGTAGCTGGAAGAGATTGATGGACGAGAAGTTGACTCCGGTGGCGTTGGCTCCCGCGATGGTAACGCCGCGCGAGGTGGGCGAGAAACTCCATCCGGTGAGCCGCGGAGTCACCGTATAGCTGCCGTCGGCAAGTCCGGCGATCACGTAGTTCCCGGCACCGTCGGCGGTCACTCCACCACTGCTCGGGCCTGGTCCGCCGCTCCAGTTGACGGTGGCATGGGCGGTGCCCACGTTGCCGGAAATGGAATGTCCAGTGACTACCAGCGTGGCGGTGAAATTGATCCCGGTCACATTCGAGGTCGTGACTACCACCACCGTTGTCGGCGGCGTGAACATGTATCCGGTCCCGGAGGGTGAGACCGTGTAGGTGCCGGAAGCTAGCGCCGGAATGGTGTAGTTGCCGGAAAAGTCTGCGACCACCGAGCCCGAGGATGTGCCGCTCCAACTGACGGTCGCTCCCGCGAGCCCGGCATTCCCCGAGATCGATAGCACCGCGCCGGTGAAAGTCGCCGCGAAATTGACGCCCACGATATTGAAACCCGCGACGGTCACAGCTTGCGAAGGCGGCGCAAACGACCAGCCGAGCAGCGTCGGAGTGATGACGTAGTTTCCGTTCGCAAGACTCGCCGGGATGGTGTAAGCGCCGCCAGCTACGGAAAGGACCGCACCGCTGGTTGGTCCGGTGTACTGCACCAGCACTCCGGCCGTCCCGACATTCCCGGAGACCGAGTAGAGGGCCGCAGCGAGGTTGCCGAACATCAGCGCCGAGTACCCCAAGGACGATGAAGCCGGGCCACCGGGACGGGTCACCGGCAGTCCCGCTGCATCGCCTGCGATGGAGTTGCCTGCGCCGGGTGCAGACTGAGTGTTCAGCGGGATCAAATCGATGATGGTGGCGTAGGCGTTAGCGGAACCGCCGCCGCCGAAAGTCCAAGTGGGGTTGTAAGAGGGCCACGGTGGTGGGCTTGGTGGCGAAAAAATCCCAACGCCCAAGGCCATGCCGGAACTGATGCCGCTGGCCCAATTCGTTTGACCGGCAATCGAGAAGGTGCTGTTCAAAAAACTGGTAGTGGCGCTGACCGTGCAGATGGCCGCGAGATTCACCGGGACAGTCGAAGTGGGCGTGATGGGTCCGGCTTGCAGGGAACTTACGGATGTGCCGTTGCCGTTGGTGTTTTGTTGATCCAGCCATTGCACACCGCCCAAAGCCGCTGCGACAAAAGCGATTTGGTTTGCCGCCCCGGTTACGGTGAACGTGTGTGTCGCGGAAGTCTTGACCGTCCCGGCGGTGATGTAAAACATGATGTTTACATTTCGCGCGACGGGTCCCTGCCAGATGTTCCCGGCAGAATCTAAAATGGCGGAAGGAACAATGTTGCCCGAGACAGCGACGGCCAGAACGATCACCGAGGTCACGTTCGGGCCGGCAGGTCCGCGACTATCCATGGCAGGCGAAGTGCCGCCACCGGCTGCGCCGAAGAATCCGTTCACCGAGTTGTTGAGAGAAGCCATGGTTATTCAAATCGCATCAACATCGCCGTGTTTAGGGTGGGAGTGAAGGTCTTTGGGGGATTGCACACGATGTAGTTGTGGTTCACGTTGTAGAACGACACGTTCACCTGCGCACCATCCGTGAAATCGACGGTTTTCCCGATACAAATATCCGGCGAGGGATTGTTGAATCCTCCCACGACCTGATAGGCGGGACTGACCGCCACAATTCCGCCAAACCCCTGTGTTTGGCCGGTGGTCGCAGCAACCGCAGCGATCCAGAAGCTGTACTCAGGTGGCGTGACGCCGCCACCTACGAGTGATGGAAATATCGCCTGCTGGGTATTGACGCTGCTGGAACTCGTCCAAAACATCACGTAATTGTTGGTCTGATTGCCGTTTTGGTCGTAGCTGCGGCTCACGGCAAAGAACTGAAAAAGACTGGGAGCACTTATTGGACCCGCGGTGATCAGAACGCGACAGTTGCCGGCGTCGCCAGAACCGTAGTTGTTGCGCAGGACCGTCCCATCAGCGCCAGCGACCGAGGTGGCGTGGGAACTATTTAACGCCGTGCAAGGAGAGAGGAGCGTCCCGCTACCATTGGTTCCGCCGCACCCCACCTGAAACCACGTTTTTGGAATGGCACCACTGGGCGTGCCGTAGTCGAACCGCACAGTGATGGGCGCGGTGGCAGAGAGCGCATCGGTGGATTGGTAGATCTCATAGGTTCCGACGACCGAGGGCATGGCGGCGCTGTTGAGATAGATATTCGGCGTCAGCGCACCGATGGCGGCATGCGTTTCATTCGCCTGCGTGGTCGCCACCATGGTGAACGTGGAAGTCGCGCCCGCTCCGCCGACTGCGGTGATGATGCGGTTCGAGATGTTGTTGCCACCGGTAGCGAATCCAATGATGGTGATGGCTTGGCCGACGCGCAGAACCGGACCGAAAACCGCACCGCCAAGGGGCGTCGTTGCGTTGTAGGTATACGTGGCATTGCCGCCCGCGACGGCAACCTGGGAGATATTGACGGACGGCGGAACGCCGCCGGTAGCAGCGTGGGTTTCATTCACCTGCGTGGTGGTCGCTACCGTGAACGTGCTCGCAGCGCCCGATCCGCCGAGGGCCGTGACGATGCCGTTCAGTGCGGTGATGTTGTTGCCTGCGGTGACGAATCCCACGACCGCTACCGGCATGCCGACGGCCAGCGGAGCTCCGCCGAACGGCTGGGTCGCGTCGTAGGTGTACACGGCATTGCCACCGGAAACCGCCACTTGCGAAATGGTCAGGATCGTCGACGGCCAGTTAATCTGTCCGGTGTCGTTCGCCTGTTTCCAGCCTGCGTTGACGAAAGCCTTGCCGTAGAAACTGGCCCAACTCATAAAGTTGCGCATGGTGGTGCAATCGTCGTAGGCACTTCCTTGAATCGCTGACATCCCTCACCTCACTTGCTCGGCGGAAGCTGCTGCAAACTGTTCACATCGTTGCTGCCCCACGAACCCGCGCCGGGCGTGTCCGAAGGCACTGCCGGAACATTCTGGACCCCGCTGACGCTGTTGCGCTCGCGTTGCGCGTCAGTCGGCGGCGTCACCGTAACGCTCCCGAGATTGTTGGTTTGCGTGTCTTGGCCGCGCGCGCTTACCTGTGTGCTCTGCACCTGGGCACGAAAGATCTGGCCAAACTCCACGCGCATGCGCAAGCCACCGTAACTCTTGGCGCTTTCCTGCGGATGCACGTTTTCCACGATCATGTTGTCGTAGCTCCGCAGGCGCGTGGTGATGGTGAGCGGGATGCGGCTGAACATCAGCAGGATCATGGTCTGGTACGCGGAGACCGATTTCGATTGGTTCTGCCCGAGAAACGTCGGATAGTACGCATCCATGGCATCACTCATGCCCACATCCAGCGTGAGTGTCGCCGGTTCAATGAAGGCGTGATCGGAGATCGCCGCGCCGGTCTGCACTGGATGTTCCGTCTTGCGCAGGCGCTGTTCGTGATCCGCGAGAATTACGCAATCGAAGATGTAGCGTGTCGGTCCGGGTGCGAGGGTCGAGCCGATCCCGGTGGGCTGATACTGCGGCGCACTTCCCTGACCGGGAAAATCGATCATGATGGTTGCCGGGCCGGGTTCAGCAGTCCATTGCTTGGGGCGGTATTTGCCGATGAAGGTTCCCATCTACCCACCTCCATAGCTGACGTTCCACTGCTGATTCCCAAATTCCGCGAGGTTCCGCTGGGTGCGCAGTTTCGCCGCTTCCACGACTGCCGCAACCACGCTGCTTTTGACCGCTTGCGGATCGCCACTCGGCACGTTGACGTTGATGGTGCCGATGTGCAGGCTGGATTCGATGATCGCGTCAGCCTTCTGATAACTTTCCGCGCCGCCGCGTCCTTCGTAGTGCGCCAGCGCGGTGCGAATATCTCCGCCGTACTGCTTCTGCAAATCCGCGAGCAGTTTCACGCCGCCAAAAATGTTTTGTTGCATGTCCGCGGGATCGACGCCCAGACGCTTGGCGGTTGAAGGCAGCAACTGGAAGACGCCCATGGCATGTTCGTGCGCGCGTCCCACCGCTTCCGGATTCGTGAGCACTTCGCCAGCTTTGCCGAATTGCCGGAAACTTGATTCGTGCTGCGCCACCGACAGCGCAATCTTCGGATCGACGCCCATGGCCACGGCTTGCGCCACGATCATTTGCTGGATCTGTTGGTTGGCGGGAAGCGCGGTTGGTTTCGCGCCACCCGTCGGCGGAGGAGGAGCTGCGCCAGCAGCGGGTGCAGGTGGCGGTTCACCGGCGCCAGGTGCGAACCACGCTTTCATCAGTTTCAGATCCTCGCCGGTCATGATCTGTTCCATGCTGGCGATCGAAGCCATCGCTTCTTTCTTGTGTCCTGCCATCAACAGCATCGCGGCATTGATAATCTTGCCCATGTTGGTGCCGATTTTGAGAATCTCGAGCGCCGTGAGTCCGATGAAGTGCGCAGTTTCAGAAATGGCGCGACCGAGTTTCTCCCACTTCAAGGTGGTGTCTTCCAGCGAATCGTCGCGGGTAAACAGTCCGACCAGATTGGTGAACGCGAGCAGCGCCTGTTTGGTGAAGTTCCACAGCTCCGCCATGATTGCAACGGCGTCCCGCAGCACCGGTGCGAGCTGGTTGGCGAAATAGTCCGCGATCTCGGGCATGTGTTGAATGAGGTATTCGGTCCATTGCTCCACCTTGGCTTGGAGCTTGTCCATATCTCCGCCGAAGATGCGCACCAGGGCGTTGGTGATCATGGGCATCAGATACTTGTCCACGAAGGTGTAGAGATTCACGAACGACTGGCGCAAGTCGCGGACTTTTTCCATATTCTTCTCGAAGTCCGCGGGGATGCCCACCTGTTGCTGGAGCGCCACCAGTTCGTGAAAGCGCCGGGCCAGCTCCGGGTCGTACATCACGTCTTCGAGCGACGCGCCGAGAGTGTCGAGGGCGATCTTCAGTTGCCGCGCCACCGGCACGGACGTATACATGTGCAGCGCGAGTAGCCGGTAACTCTGGTCGGCCATCGCGGCTTTGTCGGCCATGTTAATGACCGCAGCGCCGACCGCAGCAAATCCTCCGATCGCGGCGCTTTCAAACTCCGCCACGCGGCGGATCATGCCTGAAGAATTGTTGGTTACGGTAGAACTGGCGTCCTGCAGGGATTTCTGGAACTTGTCGTATCCCGGGACATCGGTGCTGAAGCCAAGTTTTACGAGATATTCCTCAATGATGTTGGGCATCAGCGTTCCCTGCTTCTGCGGATTTCCTCTTCAACCTCCGCCTTCCAATCGAGCACCGCGTGCACTCGGCACAGGTCCTCGAAGTCGTAGGTTCCGTCGTACAACTCCGCCTGCCGCCACATGCCCGCTAGGATTGGCCGCCAGAGGAAAGCGTCCAGTTCTGCGGGGAAGGGAATCCCTACAGTGTCGGAGTGAGTGAACTCAGACCGCCTTGTGCGAAAAAATCCGTCAGGTTAAAAACCAGCACCTCCATTTCCAAGCGCATCACCAGCGCCATGTCGATGGCGATATGCGGAAGCAGCGTGCCGTTGGCGGTGGCGATTGGCATTGGTGTAGGCTCACCACCGCCTCCGTTCTGAGTCATCTCGGAAACTTGCGCCAGACACAGTTGCTGAATTTTCGCGTGCGTGTCCAGATCGAACCCGCCAAGAAACGCAGCCATGCCCGCCGCGCGCACCAGTCCTTCCGAGTCAATCGGTACTTCTTTGCCTGCCACCATCAGCGTAGGTTCCGGAGCTGTGGTGATGCGTCCGGCAGCGCGGAAGTCGTCCATGCGTCGAAGGTTCGCGGACATGATTTGTCCGAGGATGTAGGAACCCACCGCCGGCGTCAGCCGTCCGATGCGGTATTGGGTTTCCCCAAGGTCCACGTATTTGAATTTTTCTAGACTCACGTTTGCACCACGTTCGCGGCCATTAGCACCCAAGTGACGTTCTGGCCACGGGCCGCATAGGGCTTGTCCGGAATTTTCTGGAACGACACGCCAAA